CATTGAAACACCTTAACGTATGGTGTTTATTAGAAATAACAACTATTTATTTATAAAATTTAAGTTTACTAGGAGTATAAAACATGTCTTCTTTGTTAGAGCAAGCAATCGTAGATGCAAAGGCATTAAAAGAAGTTGCAATTCAGAACGCGGAAAGAGCGATCATTGAAAAGTATTCCGACGAAGTTCGTTCTACTTTGGATCAACTTCTGGAACAAGAAGAGCCTGCTGGCGAAGAAGTTGGTAATGGCGACTTGGAACCGGCATTGGAAGAGGAAATTCCTTTTGCCCATAGGACTTCTGATATTGAGCCTCAAATGGTTTCCATTGACCTTCAACAACTGGAAGAAGAAATCAACAAAAGATTTGAAGGTGTGCTCGAAGAAAGAAAATCTTTTCTGATTGCAGAGCCAGAAGTTCTGGAAGAAGCCAGTTGTGGCGGACCTCACAAAGAAGACGAAGATGCAGTCTATATGGAAGAAGACGAAGAAGAAAATCTTTTCTGATTGCAGAGCCAGAAGTTCTGGAAGAAGCCAGTTGTGGCGGACCTCACAAAGAAGACGAAGATGCAGTCTATATGGAAGAAGACGAAGATGCAGTCTATATGGAAGAAGACGAAGAAGAAAAACTTGAAGAAGGCAAATGCCCTTCAGACTGTAAGTGTGAAAAGTGTAAAGAAAGACTCGAAGAAGAAATTGAATTGGATGATGATCTTTTCCTAGAAGAAGCGTTCCACTTGGATTATAAAACTCAACCCACAGGTCATGTTGGTGCTTTCACCGATTCTGAAATGGAATTGGCAATGGATCTTGAAGCAATCAAAGAAAAATATGAAGATAAGATTGAACACCAACAAGGCATTATGCAAGAAGCAGTCGAGATCATTGAAGATCTTGAAGCCAAAAACAAAAAATATGAGAATTACTTTAAGAAACTGAAAGAAAGTTTTGCAAAAGTTAAATTAGATAACACAAAATTGATGTATACCAACAAGGCCCTGATGAACGACTCCCTTAATGAGCGGCAAAAACAAAAGATTGCCGAAAGTTTGTCAAGCGCCAAGAATGAAGAACAGGCTAAGATAATTTTTGAGACATTATCACAAAACGCAGTGGGAAGCGGCAAGTCTGCTCCAAAATCACTGAGTGAAGCAGTCGAGAAACGAAGTCTGTTGACAGTGGCTCCTAAGAGAAAAGAAACTCAGGAGACCATTGAAGAAGCCATCTCTAGTCGTTGGAAGAGATTGGCAGGAATTAAAAATTAAAATTATAATTAAGGAGAAAACAAATGTCTGTATTGAAAACTTTGACAGAAGGCATTGTTGAGCGCGACCTTGCACAAGAAGGCAAAGCACTTCTTTCCAAATGGGAAAGAACTGGTCTTCTCGAAGGTCTCACTTCTGACTATCAGCGTCAGTCAATGTCTCGTCTGCTTGAAAACCAAGCAAAACAACTCTTGAAAGAAGCATCCTCGATGGCTGCTGGTGATGTGGAAGGCTTCTCTGCTGTTGCTTTCCCGATTGTTCGTCGTGTCTTTGGCGGTCTCGTTGCTAACGATATCGTTTCGGTTCAGCCCATGAGCCTTCCCTCTGGTCTGATCTTCTTCTTGGACTTTACCTATGAAGCTAGCCGATTTGGTAATACCGCTGCTCGCTCTATTTATGGTACTGACAAAGTGGCAAAAGGCATCCAGTCCGGTGTGAACATTGTTGGCTCTCGTGGAGAGTCTAATGGCGGACCTTACCTGATGGGTGGTGCTTATTCTAGCCCTCGAATTGTTGCCGAACTTGGAACTGGTAGTTTGACCGTTGTCACTCAGTGGCAAATCACTTCTAGCGCTACTGATGCAAACAAGAAACTTGTGGATTATGACCCGGATCTTTTTGACCTTGATAGCACACATTATGTCCTTCGGTTGGATATCCCCCAAGCAGAGCTTAACGCTGATTTGGATTATGACAATCTGTCTGCTCTTTCAACCACCGGTGCCAGCGTGAACCAAGTTGTGACCTCTTCAACGGATGCGTTTACCAACGCAAACACTAAACTTATTCGTCGCTTGACCGCCAAAAGCGGCACCGATCTTAGACTTTTCTTTGTCACTACTAACTCTGCCGCTGCTACCAAGAAGACCAGCAGTGGTGTTCTTGAAATTGATCAGCCAATTCGCGATAACTTCAACGCAGGTGGTTCTATTGGTTCTGTTGTTGGTGCTGATCCTTGGGGTCTGGAAGAGCCTACTCCGTCAACTGGTAATGTTGGCTCTAGTGTCAACAAAGATGAAATCCCCGAGATCGACATCAAAGTGGACTCGATTGCTGTTACGGCACAGACCAAAAAGCTCAAAGCAAAATGGTCTCCGGAACTTGGCCAAGACCTCAACGCATACCACAACTTGGATGCAGAAGTTGAACTTACCTCGATCCTTTCCGAGCAGATTGCTCTTGAAATCGACCGCGAGCTTCTGAACGACCTCGTGAACGGTGCTACTGCTGCTACCCGCTACTGGTCGCGTTCGCCCGGTCTTTTCGTGGACCGAACCACCGGTGCAGAAGTTGGCGCAAATACCGCTGCTCCAGACTTCACCGGTACTGTTTCCGAGTGGTATGAAACTCTGGTCGAGACCATCAACGATGTGTCCGCAGAGATCCACACCAAAACTCTCCGTGGTGGTGCAAACTTCATTGTTTGTTCGCCGCAGATTGCAAACATTCTTGAGTTTACCTCTGGTTTCCGTGCTTCCGTCACTGCTGATGTTGCCAAAGGCGACATCGGTGCTGTCAAGACCGGTAGCCTTTCCAAGAAGTTTGACGTTTACGTTGATCCCTACTTCCTCAAGAACGTGATTCTTGTTGGTCGTAAAGGCTCTAGCTTCCTTGAAAGCGGTTATGTGTACGCACCTTATGTGCCCCTGCAAGTGACCCCGACCATCTTTGGTGTCGAAGATTTCGTGCCCCGAAAGGGTGTCATGACTCGTTACGCCAAGAAAATGGTCCGACCCGATATGTACGGTCTGGTTGTTTGTCGTGGACTTAACGGCGAAAGCGGAGCTTAATTGCTAACTTAGTTTAGCATATGGTTCTCCTCCTTTGAGTTAACCCCCTTCCTTTGTTGGTTGGGGGTTTTCTTTTGTCTTCAACTATTTATTAGAAAACCTTATGAATCGGGAGATCTAATGAATGGCTATCCCCACATTAACACCTGTTAGTCAAACAAGCAAAAATATCTTACCTGAAACTGGGTCTGTTGCAAATGTAACAAGCACAGCAGTTCCTTTTGGGATTTACCTTAATTCCACCGACTTCTTATCAGGAGCGGCAGATCAGGTGGATTATACCTACCGAAAGTTGGGTGGAGATCTTCTTGAAATTGAATTATCAGAAAAGCAAGTTTACACTGCTTATGAAGAAGCAACACTTGAATACTCTTATCTTGTAAACATCCACCAAGCAAAGAACTCTCTGGGCGATTCTTTGGGGGCTACAACAGCTTCTTTTGATCATTTAGGGGAGTACAAGGCTGGAACCCTTTCTTCGTCTTTAAGCGGCGGAAACGTGGCTTTAAAGTATACAAAATTTTCTTATGGTTATGCTAGGAGGTTTGGAGATGCAGCGGCCACAGAAGCGACTGTTGGAGGTACTCAAAACTTCTATTCTTCTTCGTTTACTTTGAAAGATGACGTGCAAGATTATGATCTGATCTCAGCAATTTCTTCTTCTGTTGGATCTGGTTCCCTACCAGCAACAATTGATTATCAAAACAAAAGAATTATGATCAGAAGAGTTTATTATCTTTCTCCTAGAGCAATCTGGAGGTTTTATGGGTATTATGGCGGTCTGGGCGCAACAGGCAACTTGAGTACATATGGTCAGTTTGCAGACGATTCTACTTTCCAATTGGTTCCAGTTTGGCAGAACAAGGCCCAAGCAGCCGAGTATGAAGATGCAATCAGAACCAGAACGTCCAACTATTCTTATGAGATTAGAAATAACAAGATTAGGATCTTTCCTATTCCGCCTTCTCTCTTGAACAACAAAAAGATGTGGTTTGAGTTCACTGTAGATGGAGATCCTTGGGAGGATGACGCAGATCGACCCTCCGGTGTTGATGGTGTCAACAATATGAACACTCTTCCATTTGCAAATATTCCATTTGAAAGTATCAACTCAATCGGAAAGCAATGGATTAGAAGGTTTGCCTTGGCCCTTTCAAAAGAAATGCTGGGACAAATTCGAGGGAAATTCAGCACCCTTCCAATTCCCGGCGAGTCTGTTACTCTTAACCACTCTGAATTGCTTTCACAAGGTAAAGAAGAGCAAGATAAACTAAGAGAAGAACTAAAAACAATCTTGGATGAAATGACTTATCCAAAGCTAATTGAAACAGATGCTCAAATGACAGAGAATGCACAAAAGGTTTTCACATCTGCTCCAAATTATATCTTGATGGGATAAGGAAGTAATCAATGTCAACAAACAATAAATGGTCACAGCCGGACGCTCCACCTCCTCCAATGTTTTTGAACCAGAAAGAAAGAGATCTGGTTAAGCAAGTCAACGATGAACTGATCGAGCGTGTTATTGGACAAACTATCCTTTATTACCCTATTGATTTGGAGTTGACAAACTTCCATCCTCTTTATGGAGAGTCTATAGAAAAGACCTTTCTTCCTCCGGTCAGGGTTCACGCAATGGTTAAGTGGGATTCCCACGAAACAAATAATACAGGGTATGGGATTGATCGCTTAAGGAAGATCTCAATCAACTTTCACAAAAGAAGGTTGACAGAAGACCAAGACCTTTTTGTTAGAGAGGGCGACTTTGTTCTTTATGCTGATTTCTTTTATGAGATTGTCACCTTGACTGAACCTCGTCAACTATTTGGGCGAGGGGACAAGTCTTTTGAGATAATGGCAGAATGTATCCGAGCAAGAGAAGGAACTTTCAATGCACAATAAAAAAAGAGATGAAAAGCTAGAAAATGCGGAAGTTGTTTATCTTCAACCTTCAAACTTGGAAAACATTGATTTCTCTGTTTTTGAATGGGTCGATGAGCATCTTAATATTTCTATAGAAACAAACAAAGGCTTTGAAAAGGTTCCAGTTATTTGGACTTCGGCTGAAAGATCCTTTCAGTCTAAAAACGACAAAGAGCTTCGAGACTCTGAAGGCGGCTTGATCTATCCTATTATGACAATTGCAAGAACAAGCGTCACAAAGCCAAGAGACAAGCGCGGTGTCTTTTTTGCTCCAATGCCGGAAATCAATGACTATAGAGGCGGGGCAGTAAAAATCACAAAGAAATTAAATCAAAACAAAACAGCAAACTTTGCAAACGCTGATGCTTTCAAAAACCCCGGAATAAGACAAATCAACTTTGTTCTTCCAAAGAAAAGAGAAAAGAAAGAGGTTTTTAAAACAATTTCTATTCCACTTCCGGTTTACATTGAAGCAAACTATCAGATCAGTATCAAGGCCCAGTTCCAGCAGCAAATGAACCAAATGATCAATCCATTTATTTCTAATGTTGGTGGGATTAACTATTTCCCCCTTTCTAGAAATGGTCATTTTTATGAAGCCTTCATCCAAGATGATTTTGGAATTGCAAACAACGTTGAGAATATGGGCTCCGAAGAAAGAACATACGAAGCAAAAGTAAATATAAATGTCTTTGCTTATCTTGTCGGCGAAGGTGATAACCAAGCGAAGCCTTTCTTGGTCGAAAGAGAAAACCCAGTTCAAGTTAGGTTTATGAGAGAAAAGTCTAGTTTAGGCGAAAAGAATGATCGAACTGATCCTGTAAAAGATTATAGAAACTTTGGAGAATAATTCTTTTTGAACCTAATCAACCTATTTATTATAAGAAAAATGATATTTGATGTATAGGAGATTATTGAATGTCCGCTAAAAATTTTAGATTTAGATCCCCCGGAA